CCCTAATGTAGTACATGAAGAGTGTGTAGTACCCAAACGTACGAACACAGAAATCACTGTACCCAAGGCTGAGCAACCTTTGCCATCCGGTCTAGTTTATGAACAGTGTGTTGTTCCGACTACATTTAATTGTGACGCTTGTCATAAGAAATTCAAATCACGCTCTGCTAAATATCAACATATGGACATGTGTATGCGAATGCCAGGAAAACTGGTGGCTGAAGGTGCAGATGATTGGTATGATACTGAGCATGAAACCTCAGTAACCGGCACCATCCGTACGTTAAGTGAGGAGCTTATGTCGGTGCGTGAGGATTCAGTAAAATTTATGAGTGACGCCACTTTTGAAGATCCAAATTCGTTTATAACAACTAACGGCATTGCAAATCGTTTAAAAGCGCGGTACCAGACAACTCAGGCTAATTTGACAAAGTATTTTGGAGAACGCTGGGGTGTGCTTAAAAACGCTGCTCAGCTTGGACTTTTTGCCTTGGTGATGGGAGCCATCTTCTATTACACCTATAAGAAGTCTGATGAAGTTAAAGACATTGTAAAGACTCAAACGCAAAATTTTAGGACTTACTTATCTGAGTTGCCCACATTATCCGATTCTTTCAATAGGCTTCGACATACCTTAGGGTTTCCCCTCAGTGTGGACAGAATTTGTGCACACGTTAGAGAATATGATGGTATTTTGGATTATGTTTCTAGTTTTTGCCAAGTAGAATGTGAACATTGCGATGCTTTACTGGCAGAACTACCTGTGGACGATACTCCTCTCACTAACCCAGTTAATATTGTTGATGAAATGTTAAGTAGAGCCGATATACTCATTGCGGCTGAAATTGATACAAATCCTTTTGTACACACTTTATTACCATCCAAGGAGACTACCGCTAGTACTCATGCTCACGAAAAAATTAGAATAGCTGAATCCTCCTCTAGGATTTGCGTGTCAGATAAACTCGCACTACATAATTCCATTTTAATGAAGAGTGGCGGGTGCAGAGTAAACGCCCTATTTGTCATGGGACGTATTGTTCTTGTTCCCCATCATCTACCGCACCCTAAGTGCTCTGATGATTGTTTTCATACCACTGGAGAATCTACTTTTGAAATCTTACAGCCCATGGCTAAGAATAGGGACGATACCCTAACTGTGAGGTGGGACGATTGCAAGATCCACCAAATGGAACACTTAGATGGATCCTGTGTAGATTTGATGTTAGTATCTTTACCAACAGATGTTCCATCCCGCCCTACCGTTGTGAAGCATTTTGTGGGAGCTGAGGAAATGCCTAAAGCCACCCGTTACTCCACCACTATTACTTCTCAGCGATTGGATGGTGATGCGCCTTACATTCATTCGCAGACAACGAATGCTAAAGTTAATTTTACAGAGTTGAATTACACCACTGATGACTTAACACAACCTCTGATAGTTTATGATCACCTCTCTTATAAGGGCACCAATACTGGCCCGGGAGATTGTGGTTCTACTGTATGGAGTGATTCAAATTGTGTGGGACATATTATCGGTATGCATGTAGCTGGGTCAGCCGACAAGACTACCCAGCGAGCCAATCATGGTTATGCTGCCATAATAACCCGCGAATTTTTGTGTAGGAATATTTTAGAATTGCGAGCCAATGACGATGCTTTAATAGTCTTAGACTTCACCCCTCCTCTTGCGGAGGCTACCAAAACATCCCAAGTTTATGAAAGATATGATGAACCAATTAAGGTCACGAAAATAGCTGAACTGTATAGTAACCCTCAATTGAAGGCACCCCGCCGCAGAATAGCCCAGGGCAAGAAGAAAACACTAGAGAAAAATATAGCAGAAAATGGCAAGGATAGAATACAAACAATGACATTCGACCCAATCACGGCTTATGAGATGAATGGCATGGATGGCGACATTCAACAAGTTGGTTACCTTGATAAAATGCCTGCGCAACCCACAAAAACAGTGCTCACTCCAAGCATCCTACATGCTACGAATGGTGGACCGTATGAGTCCAAGTATAGACCGGCCGCTTTAGGTACGAAATATATAGATGGTATACCTACATCAGTAGCAGCCTTAAATTTGGCAAAGATTGCCAAACCCCAGGATTTGGGCGTTTTGGCTCAGCATCGCGATTGTTTATCAGCAGCTGTTACTGATGTTAGAAATTTATTGAAACGCGACCACACCCCGTGTCGTGTTCTAACTTACGAAGAATCCATCAAGGGAGTACCTGGCGACGAGTACCGAAAAGCAATGGACAGATCTACATCACCTGGTTTACCCTTCAACCTCTATAATCCTATGGGCGGTAAGAAGGAATGGTTAGGTGAGGGCGATGAATATATTACAGATCACCCAGAAATACTTGCAGATTATAATAGGCTACACGCTGCCGCCAAACGTAATATTAGAGAACCGAGTTACTTTATGGTGACTTGCAAAGATGAACTAAAACCAAATGAGAAAGTGGATCAGTGTAAAACTCGCACCTTTGGGTGTGGAAATATGACTTTAAGTCTTCTCGTCAGACAGTATTATTTGGACGCCGTGGCTAAAATTCAAGAATCCCGGATAGATAACGAAATTTGCGTTGGGTCTAATGTATTCTCGCAAGATTGGGATAAAATTAAGCGCAAGATGCTCACATTCCCTAATGCTTTTGCGGGAGATTTTTCGAACTTTGATGGCTCTTTAATGGCCATAATTCTACATGAATGCATGAAAATTCTGGATTCTATGTATCCCATAGGTACCGTAGCAGAACAAAATGTTAGACGGATAATTGCAGCCAATTTGATTAACGCACTAGTTGTGTTACCCGATGGTTCTATTATTTTGCAAACCCATTCGCAACCTTCTGGAAATCCTTTGACCGTTATCCTTAACTCTATATTCAATATGATCGTAATGCGATGGTCCTTTTATTATTTGCAAAAACGAGCAACCAGCAATATTTTGATGAAATTTGAAAATCACGTAGCTTTTATTACCTATGGTGATGATAATGCAGCTGCAGTATCCACGGAGGTCAGTGCTTGGTATAACCAACAAACTGTA